CTCGGGATCACATCACACGCACAGAGTTCCGCGCTGACATGGCCCAGTTGATGGATCGTTTTGATAGGCTGGAGCGCAAGCTGGACAGGATTGCTATTGGAGCCAAGGCAGATGCCTAGCACCTCAAAGAAGCAAGAGCGCTTCATGCAGGCAGTAGCAAACAATCCCAAGTTTGCCAAGAATGTCAAGGTGCCTACCAAGGTGGGCAAAGAGTTTGTCCGAGAGGACGAGTTAGCTGGCAACGTTGCCAGATCAAAGGAGTATCCTATGAAATCCGAAGGCAAGATGATGAAGAAAGAGGGCCGTGGCATGGCCAAGGCCGACATGCAAAAAGCCATGAAGCCCGCCAAGAAAATGGCTAAGGGCGGCTTGACTGCTGGCCACAAGGCTGCTGACGGCATGGCCAAGAAGGGCAAGACCAAGGGCATGGAAGTCAAGATGGCCAAGGGCGGCAAGTACTGCTAAGGAGTAGATCATGAAATACGCACAAGGCGGTATCTACAAAGCCGAAATGGGTCAGCCACCCATGAATGAAGACGGCATGCCCGGCACCGAAAAGCGTCGTCCCAAGAACACAGCTGGCACAAAGGTGCCCGTGAAGCCCGCAAAGAAGATGGCTTCAGGTGGCTACGTTCGTGCGGCCGATGGTTGTGCCACCAAGGGTAAAACCAAGGGCACCATGGTCAAGATGGCCAAGGGCGGGAAGACCTGCTGATATGAGAGCCTCTCGCGGAATGGGGGCGATCATGCCATCTAAAATGCCGACCGTCATGCGCCGCAAAGACGGAGACAAGTTCTCTGACAACGGCGTAGAGAAGCGTCGCAAGGACGGCGACGAGTTTGACTACTACGCCGAGGGCGGAAAGACGGGACTCTATGAAAACATTCATGCAAAACGCAAGAGAATTGCTGCTGGATCTGGCGAGCGGATGCGCAAAGTTGGCTCAAAAGGGGCTCCAACGGATGCAGCATTTCGTCGATCAGCAAAAACAGCGAAGAGGTAAGTGATGACAACATCTTTGCCAAAAGAGTATTACGTCTACCTGCATGTTCGCTCGGGTGGCGTGATATTTTATGTTGGCAAAGGAAGGGGCAAGCGAGCCCAATCAACGGCGAACCGCAACGCGCACTGGAAGGCTGTTGTCGCAAAATATGGCGGCTTTGAGTCGCGTATAGTTGCAAAAGGACTTTTGGAAAAGGATGCTATAGAGCTTGAAGCCAAGCTGATAGCGGAACATCGTCCACTCGGATTTTTGACAAATATCTTGGATCGTGGTGATGTTGCGCCATCATCAAATCCAGAAGTTGCAGCAAAAATATCTCGTTCCTTAAAGGGCGTTCGCCGTAGCGATGAAACAAAAGCCAAGCTCAAAGCTGTAGTGAGAACCAAGGAGTGGCGAGATAAACTAAGCGAGTCATCGAAAAGACGCGGCATATCTCAAGCAACAAGAGACAAAATTGCAAAAGCGCAGGTCGGAAGAAAGCACTCCAGTGAGACAAAAAAACTCATGAGTGAAAAAGCAAGCATGAGAAGCATGGATCACTTAATGACTCCAGAGGTTAAAAAACTGGCTGCAGAAAGAAATGCCTTTCGAGGAAAAAAACGACCAGAGGTTTCTGAAATGATGAAATCCATTGGAGCCTTTAAGGGCGAAAAGAATCCGATGTACGGCAAGGGATATTTGCAGGCTGGTTCCAAAAATCACATGGCAAAACCTATAAATGGTTTGCATATATATTACGGCGCAGCGCAGTGGGAAACCCTATCTAGCGCGGCCGACGCTATTGGTGTTACCATTCAGGCTATCTCTCAAGCCGTGCGCAACAATGGCCGCTCTAAGGGCTGGAGACTGGAGATGGCATCATGACTACTAGCGGCACAGCAAACTGGAACATTGATTTATCGGAAATCATTGAGGAGGCCTACGAAAGATGCGGGTCCGAGCTCAGAACAGGATATGACTTCCGTACAGCCAGACGCTCGCTTCAGCTCATGTTCGCAGAGTGGGCCTCGCGTGGTCTAAACATGTGGACATTCGAGCAGGGCACCATTAACTTGGTTCCGGGTCAAGCCACATACGACCTGCCTACCGATACCGTTGACCTGCTGGAGCACGTCATTCGCACCGGTGCTGGCAACGTTGCCACTCAGGCCGATCTAACGATCACACGAATCAGCGTATCAACATACGCCACCATCCCGAACAAGCTGACTCAGGCTCGCCCCATTCAGATTTGGGTGGAGCGCCTTGACCAGCCCCGCGTGACGCTGTGGCCGGTGCCAGACAACAGCCAGCCCTACCAGCTGGTCTACTGGCGCCTTCGTCGTATTCAAGATGCCGGCGATGGTGTGAACACCATGGATATGCCTTTCCGCTTCATCCCCTGCATGGTTGCGGGATTGGCCTATCACTTGTCTATGAAAATTCCCGGCGCCCTGCAACGCATGCCAGACCTAAAGGCTCAGTACGAAGAGGCTTGGGCTATTGCATCCACCGAAGACCGAGAGAAAGCCTCAGATCGGTTTGTGCCGCGTCGTATGTACATCTCGGGGTAAGACGTGGGAAACAAGTTTGCAAACGGCCCAAGAGCGATTGCGATATGCGATCGGTGTGGCTTTCAGTTCCGTTTAACAGAACTGCGCGAACTCATCATCAAGACCAAAAGGGTCAACATCAAGGTCTGCGAGGAATGCTGGGAAGAAGATCAGCCTCAGTTGCAGCTAGGCATGTTCCCTGTTGAAGACCCGCAGGCTTTGAGAAACCCTCGCCCAGACAACACATACCTGCAGTCGGGCGTTCTGGCTGATGGGGAACCCGGCGGTGGATCTCGAGACATTCAGTGGGGCTGGGCACCAGTCGGTGGCTCACGCGGATTTGATGCGCCACTTACGCCGAATAACTTGGTTTTAGACGTGGAAGTGGGTATAGTTACGGTAGTGACGACATAAGGAGTCGATATGAAACACGCAGACGTAAAGATGGACAAGAAAGTGGTCAAGGCCGCTGTTCACAAACACGAGAAAGAAAAGCACCCCGGCAAGCCGCTGACCAAGCTGGCCAAGGGCGGCAAGACAAAAATCCGTGGTACAGGCGCCGCCACTAAAGGCATCTACGCTCGTGGCCCAATGGCTTGAGGTTTGAATGAACTACCAAACGCTCGCAGCGCAAATTCAAGCGTTTACAGAGAACACGTTTCCGGCCACGGATACGTGGGATGGGCAGTTTGTCACCTCCAAGCAGCAGATCGACCAATTCATCGAGAACGCTGAGCAGCGGATTTACAACACGATTCAGTTCCCCTCATTGCGCAAGAACGTGACGGGGTTGTTGACGACTGGTAACAAGTATCTTTCGACCCCTTCTGATTTCCTGTCGGTGTATTCGCTGGCTGTGATTGACGGGACCGGGCGCTATGAGTTCTTGTTGAACAAGGACGTGAACTTCATCCGTCAGGCGTACCCCAGCCCCACAAGCCAAGGTCTTCCACGGTACTACGCATTGTTTGGTCCGACTACGACTAATGACAATCCCCCCGTCATCACGAACGAACTGTCGGTCATTCTGGGGCCTACCCCAGACGCGGCGTATAACGTCGAGCTGCATTACTATTACCTACCAGAATCTATTGTGACTGAGGGCACCACGTGGCTCGGAGATAATTTCGATACGGTGTTGTTATACGGCGCACTTGTCGAGGCAGCTATTTTTATGAAAGCTGAGGCCGAGACACTTACCGTCTATCAAGCGAAGTACGCTGATGCCTTGGCTCAAGCGAAACGTTTAGGGGACGGCATGCAGCGCGGCGACGCGTACAGAGATGGGCAATACAGGCAGTCTGTAACATGAAGATATGCACCAAGTGTAATACCCAGAAACTGTTTGCGGATTTTCACAAGGACCGCACGCACGCAGACGGGTACAGATCTTTCTGTAAACAGTGTGTCTCGCTATACTCCAAAAAATACCACATTGAAAACCGAGAAAAAATTAATGCTCGGTCAACGGCATGGGTAGCGGAAAACAGGGCTCGGTTTAATGAGCGCTCCAACCGCTGGGCAAAAGCCAACCCAGAAAAAGTAAATGCGCGGACAGCTCGCCGTTATGCTGCAAAGACGCAGGCAACACCAAAGTGGTTGAGTGCTGATGATAGCTGGATGATAGTCGAGGCATACGACTTGGCCAAGCTGCGTGCGCGGGTGTTGGGCGGCAAATGGGAAGTAGACCATATAGTGCCGTTGCGCGGTCGGGGTGTAATGGGCTTGCATGTTCCTTGGAATTTAAGAGTTGTGCCCATGTCGCAAAATAGGCGAAAATCCAACATATTGGATACAGCAACATGATTACCCAAACCGCAACCACACCGTTTAAGGCAGAGCTGCTGCAAGGCATCCACGACTTCAACACGGATGTGTTCAAGCTCGCTTTGTACGTGGCCACGGCCGATCTGGGCGCCAACACGGCG